TCAGGGTTGCTGGCAAAGATCATGCCCCAGCAACTGTGAGGCCAGCCCCTTGGCCAGATAGGTCTCCACCACGCGGCCATCGCCGCATTCGGTCTTGTGGCCGATGGCGAAACCAATGGAAAGCAACACGAATAGCGCCAGGCCGATATTCTGGATGGGCGTCATGACAGGGCTCGCTGGGTAAACAATGGGGCAGGATGAAGAGGCGGGCAGGGGATGGCAAGTGCCAACCCCATCGTCAGCACGTCCGCTGATGCAGAGATGTGACTGTTACGGCAGCGTGATGGACAGATCGCCCAGCATGAAGCGCGCAATGATCATCCAGGCAACCGCACTGATGATGCCCAGCACGCTGTAGCCGACGATGATGCCAATCGCGATCTGCTTCCACAGCCCGGCATGGCGGTTGGGTTCGTTGCGGTAGTGCGTCGGCATATCACGCTCCGCGCGCAGATCGTCGAAATCGTCTCTCGCTCTCAAGGTGTTCTCCTGGTTCGTTGGCCAGAGCACGGCGGCGCCGCAGCCTGCTGGAGGCGGATTTTCCGGCATCGCCTGATAACCTCGCAAGCGCCGTTCGGACTGCTGCAGTACGCGCAACTTCTGGCTGCCGGCTTGCCTGGCTGCCAGTGATTAGTTGAACCGGGTATCGTTCATCACTTTGGAGCAGTTCTATCATGCGCGGAGAGTGGCTTCGTCCACCATGACGCTTGATCGTAAAACAGGAGTTCACATGGATACCGTGCTGCCTCACTTTCCCTATCACAAGGACCCTCTGGTTACTGGCGCTATAAAGGCCAGCGATACGGTTTGCCGTTGCTGCGGGCTGGCACGCGGTTATATCTACGCGGCCTCGGTCTACTCCAGGGAGGAGCTGAGAGACCGGCTTTGCCCTTGGTGCATTGCCGATGGCAGTGCAGCCAAGCGTTTCGAGGCCTCCTTCATCGAACATCACGCATTGGCCGAATCGGGAGTGCCCGACTCCGTGATCGAAGAAATCGACCTTCGCACGCCAGGCTACTTTTCCTGGCAGGGCTCGACTTGGCTGGCGCACTGCAATGACGCATGCGAGTTTCACGGCGATGCCACTGTGGAGGACGTGCGCCAGGCGAGCACTGCAACCAAGCAGCAATGGATGCAGGATTACGAGCAGGCAGAGAAAGATTGGGAGTGGGCAACCAGAGGCTACCAACCGGGTGGCGACTCGGCGTTTTACAAGTTCGTCTGCAAGCATTGCCAATTGGTCATGTTTGCCTGGGATCTCAGCTAACGGCGGCGGTTTTGTCGTCCAGGCAGCAGTCTGGAGCCTGCCCAGGCGCCACAGCCTAACCGCTTGATAAAACGTAAATTTATCGATGATCTGGGGTTGACAGCGGTAGGCGAGACGCGGACAATGCGCGCCGTTGGCTACATAGCTCAGTTGGTTAGAGCGCAGCATTCATAATGCTGATGTCCCAGGTTCAAGTCCCGGTGTAGCCACCATATTTATCAAAGGGTTAGCTTCGGCTAGCCCTTTGTCGTTTCTGGGGTAGTGACTACGAAGTGACTACACCCTGTCTACGCGGATCAGAAGCATCATTGGTAGATGCCCTGGAATCCCGCCACGCTGAAGCCATTCATTCTCTTGTCGCCGACCAATATGACCGGTACGCCATTGCCGCCGATTGAGTCGTATGCCTTGCGGGCTCGCTGGTCTTTCTCGATATCGTATTCAACGAAGCTGATGCCGTTCTGCTGGAAGTACTGGCGGGCCTGCTTGCAGTAGCCGCACCAGACAGCGGAGTACATGACGACTCGCTTTGATTCAGCGCCCTGGACTGGAGTGATCGCTTCATAGCTGACGCTCTCATAGGAATTGACCTTGATCGAGAGCAGCTCGGCTTTTTCCTTGTCTTTGGGTTTGTCACCGAAGTGAACGCGCCCATTCTCATCCGTCCACTTGTAGATTTCTGCTGAGCAGATCAAGGGGAGGGTAGCGATCAAGGCAAGGATGAGTCGGGGCATACAGTTAGCTTCCGTGCAAGACAGAGGGCTAGAGGGCTGTACCCCTCTCACCAGTAAGATGGATACTAACCAATCGCTGACACTGACGGAAGAGAAGCTTTACAGTGCTTAAAGCAGCGATACTTTGGAAGTCGAGAACTGTTAATCGACGGTCTGCTACTTATAAGAGATCAAGTTAAAATGGAAATTTCCGATATGGAAATCCTGATAAAAGAGTCATCTGACTTGTACAGGGCGATATATGACGTAGTTGCCGATGAAAATATCTATTTTTCGGAAAGATCACAGGTATGCAATTGCATTTGTTCAATGTCAACTGAGCACAGTTCAAGCATCCTGACGCTAGCCGCACACGGATATCATATTTCTGCCGCTGGAATGCTTCGGTTGCAATTTGAAGCTCTGATTCGAGCTATATGGGTTTGGTTCATAGCATCGGATCAAGCAGTATCAAAGTTTACCCTGCCACTCAGCAGGGAAAGCCTTCAGGCTGCTAAGAACCTTCCCGGTGTCAACGACATGCTTAAAGCTCTTTTAAATTCAAACGAAATACCAAAACCGATGCTAGAAACGCTTGAGAATTTCCAGAGTAAACTTCTTAAGGACCTTCATTCCTTAGTGCATTCCGGACTTCTTCCAGTGGCGCTTTATAGTGAAGGCGTTCCCGAGTCGATGCAGGTGGTGACAATAAAGAACTCTAATTTACTTGTGGTGCTGGCTGGGGCGATGATGGGTTTTTTGACGCAGTCACATTCAGTGATGCAAGAAATGAATAACATTCCGCGTCGCTTTGAAAGTTGCTTGCCGGGGCCGGCTATTTATCATGGGTAATGGCTAAGCATGGTGTGACAGATATCCGCACTGTGTAAGAGGGGAAAGCCTAAGCGCCGATTCCAGATGATCAGGCGACAGGTGTGCATAGCGCATGGTCATCGTGATGGTGGAGTGCCCGAGGATGCGTTGCAGACCCAGGATGTCACCACCGCCCATCATGTAATGGCTGGCGAAGGTGTGCCGAAGGATGTGGGTCATCTGGCCGGGAGTGTGGAAGCCGCAGCGCAGGTAAGCAGATCGGAATGCCGACCGGCAGGGCATGAACAGCCGACCATTTCCCGGCATACCCACCTTTAACGCAATCTCTTCGACCTCTTTGGGGATCGGCACCGACCGGGACTGGCGGTTCTTAGTCCGGTGGAAATGGGCCTTACCACCGAACAGGGCACCCCGTGACAGGGATTCCGCTTCATCCCATCGGGCGCCAGTGGCCAAGCAGATCAGCGCAACCGGATAGGTATGGTTGTTGGTCGAGCGCTTGCACTCTTCCAGCAGCTGTTCGACCTGTTGCAGTGTCAGAAACGTCAGCTCGGTCTGATCTGTCTTGATCTGACGAACCTTGGCCAACGGGTTGTTGCCGACCCATGCACCCAGGCGGATCAGTTCGGAGAAAACGGCCGACAGGTAACGCTGTTCATGGTTGACGGTGTGCGGGCTGACGTCCTTGAGGCGAGTCTGGCGATAGCGTGCCCAGGCGAGGGCATCGAAGTTGGAAGCCATCGGGTTGCCGAGGCGTTCGACCGTGGCCAGGGTGCGTGCAAGACGATGCTTGGCATCCTTGAGCGAGCAGCCGTGCAGGTCATGCCAGAGCGTCACCAGATCAGACAGCCGATCATCGAGCGGCCGGCCGGTGCTGTTCAGGCTGGCGAAAAACTCCGATTCATAGCGCTGGGCTGCGGCCTTGGTCTTGAAACCCTTCTTGCGAATACGACGACCCGAGCGACCGTTTTCGTAGAAGTCAGCGGTCCAGGTATTGCCGTCTTTCCTGGCCGTCATACAGCACGCCCCCAACGCACATGGCGTTCTTCAAGGATGCCTTTGATGTGCTTGTACAGCCCGTCCTCATCCATGCCCTTGGCGGCATAGTGGTCGCGGATCACCGGCCAGCATTCCCAATCCTTGAGCCGGTGAAATGCTCGTCTAGCGCCTACTCGCTCCCGTGCCAGCAGGCTGACGAAGTTTCCCAGGAATAGCTCGACGTTCTTCCCAGAGAAGCCTCGCGAGGTCTTGTATTGGCGCTTGTACTCGGTGTCATCCACCAGGGAGTCCACCGGCAGATCCACGCGCACGTCTTCACGGATCAACGTCCAGATGGGCTCAAAGTAGCCAGGGCGTGCCAGCAGCTTGAACTGGCGCAGGCCATAGCGCCACAGGCCGTCTAGGTGCGGAGCAAAGGTGGCGTAGCTGTTGGTTTCGATGGTTTCGCCGCTGTGCAGGTCGAACGAGCCGGAGGCGAATTGCTGGATCACCGAATGGTGATAACGCAGCTCGACACGCCACACGTCCTGTTCCGGGTTGTAGTTATCGGGGTCGGCTTCGTCGAAGCTGTCGCGACGCTTCCAGACGTTTTCCCAGTAGTCGAGCTTGTCGATGGCTCTGGCCTGCTCGGTCTTGTTGTAGATACCCAACTGGACGCCACCGGCAGAGCCGAACAGGTAGGACTGACCTTTGCCATAGGTGGCAGACTCCAGGGTCCACTGAATTTCCTTAATGCCGGAGATATCACGTGCGGCGCGTGCGCGGCAGTGCATGCGGGCGACCAGATCGGCGGGCGGTTGCCATCCCTGCAGGTCTAGCGCGAGGTGGACAGCGCATTGGTTGCGCTCGACGTTGGTCAGCACGTGGTCGGCGTAGTAGTCCAGGCGTTCCTGAAGGCGCTCGGGGCAGAACTGGTCGATGGCATGCGGAGACACCTCGATTTTCAGGTGGGGGCCGATGTTCTCGATTTTGGCGTTGAAGTTCTTCACCAGCAGGATGATGCCCAGGTCAGCATTCTGCAGCTTGTACTGGTAGCCAGAGTCTTTGCTGACACGCCCGGAGTGCCAACGCTGGCCAGCGAAATCGACGATGGTGCCGGGCTTCTCGAACAGACTCATGATTTCTGGGCGGATCAGCCCTCGATACAACTGGCGTACGGTATCGACGCTGCAGGCAAGGATTCGGACGTTGGACAGATCCACGAAACCACCCGCCCGAGGATCACAGAACAGACGACTTTTCGGGTTCTCTTTCCCGGTTTCAATATCAATGCGGTAGTAGTCCTTTGGTGCGCTCATTCTCTGTATCTCTCTGGTGTAACGTGGGTACTAAAATTGGTTTATCTGACGTGCTACAGGGACGTCAGGGAGCCGGCTGCGCCGCGCTGGCACCGGCGCCTGTTGCGCTACGCTGACCGGCGCCGGTGTCAGGCTCACGGCGCGCCTGACTTACAGACGGCAACGGATCTATCACGCTGGTAACCGCTCCACGACCCGTCCAGGGCGTGACCCGTTCGCCGTCTACATCGCAGTACATGTCCACCTGACCGGGAAAGAACCGGCATTCGCTGATGGGCAAAATCCGGGTCAATCCGCCGTTGGAAATCAGCACGACTCGGGCGGTCTTGCTGACCTGCCGGGGCTTGTCGTAGTCCTGCCAGTAGGTGGCCTCGGTCGGCTCAGGCTCTGGCCTGGGTGGAGGTGACCACGTGCCGGTGGGCGAATGGACGTAGCCACCCACGCGCCAGGTCAGGGACATGACGGGGCCATCCGGCTTGGTGTTGTACACAGCAGCCGCTGCCCGACTGGTTCGGCTCTGCGCCTCTGGCTCAGCCTTGGCCGGGATCGGTTCGACGTGCTTTGCCTGGGATGGCGGAGGCTCTGGCGAGAAGAACCGATTGATGCCGTACATGCCGAACGAGGCGCCGCCAACGATGATCGCCAGCAACGCCCACAAGCCCCAGGAGCGCAGGATCGAGGCGCGACCATCGGCCTTGGATTCGTCGCCCACGTCGCCCGTGGCCGATTGCGTGGCGGACTTGTAGTAGCACCACACGGTGGGCTTGAAGGTGCCAGCGGTTTGCCGCAGCAAGGCCGATTTCGGGGGCCGCTGACCTTTGGCGGCACCCCGGTAGATATCGACGCGGTAGAACTTCTTGGACTTCTTGACGATGCGGTAGGTGGTTTCGACCAGCAACGTTACCCAGGAAGCGATTTGCTCCAGATCCTGGGTTACCAGAATGACCCGCATGGACTGGCCTTTGTCATCGACGCGGTGGCGGTGCTCAGCCAGCAGGGCTTTATCTTCCAGCGGAGCGGCGTTGGTCTTTTGCCCCTTGGGCCAGCGGCGCCAGAGTTCATCGAGCACCAGCACGCAGCCATTGGGAGCCAGTTCGGCCAGGTCGCGGCGCTCGAACCAGTCGGCCGGTAGCTGGTCGATGGTGCCGCCGAACTCAGCCAATAGCGCGTCGGTTTCCAGCGGGATGTTGGTGACGATATGCCGGCCTTGTTTGAGGCTGGGAATGATGACGTGTTCGACCACGCCATAACTCTTCCCATGGCCAGGCATGCCGGTGTAAGCATCAATGGCCATGGGTCACCCAATGATCGGAATGCGGCGAATCACGAAGCGGATCAGGTAGGCCAGCAGGACCACCGTGACGCCGAAATCGAGCCTGAACATGGAGGTGAAGAAGATCACTTCGGGCGGAATGCTCTGCATGGCGCTGCCCGCATCATGGAAGAACTGAGGCACCGGGATGGCCTCGAAGAACTTCACCACCGCCTCACAGATGCCGCTGAAGACCCATTGCGGGAAGTTCTCCAGGAAGTCGATGAACGAGTCATAGGCATCCTGCAGCCACTCCAGCAGCTTGTCCGGGAAGGACCACAACCAGTCAGCGAAACGGCCTAGTTTCTCAAGCATGGGAACACCTCAAGAGGACAGGACAATACGCACCGCCAGCAGCGACCAGACTGCGATCATGAGGGCGGTGAAAATGCCGGATATCTGCGGCCACAGGGTGCAGTGGCCATCGAAGACGATGCGTTTGCCGAACAGCTCGACGGAGCCGGACGGGCAGACACCGCCACCCGAGGGGAAGGCGATGCCAGTCACCGCGCTGCCTATCGGTGAGTTGAGGACGCCGTCATAGACGCGCTTGAACGACTCATCGAAGCCGGGAATCTTTTCAGCGCCGCCGAAGTAGCTGGGGGCTACGAAGCCGCATTCGTCGCCTTCGCAGAAGCCAGGGCCGGAGCCTTCGCCTTCTTCTTCACCGTCGCCTTCGCCATCACCGCTCCCATTACCGGAGCCGCCGCCGCTACTACCGCCGCCATCCCCTGAGCCATTGCCGTCACCGTCGCCATTACCGGAGCCGTCACCACCCCCGTTATTGCCGCCACCTGAGTCACCGCCCCCGGAGTTGCCACCGCCTGAGCCGCCATCCGAGCCACCGTCATTGCCACCGCTATCGCCGCCACCGGTGTCACCACCGGGCGGATTGCCGTTGTCGTCCGGGTCTTTGACGCAGGTGGTACCCGACCACGAATAACCGGGCATACCGGCGCACGGGTCATTGGGATCAGATGGCGGAACGTCTGGCGTGTCGGGCGGGTTGAGGGCGTCGCCGGGGGCACCCAGGGCGGCGTCGGGGGCTGAGCAGGTATCTCCTGTGCCCGTGCCGACATAGTTGCAGTAGCCCGAAGTCGTGGAGCCAATGTCCTTGTAGCAGCTGGAGGCAGCGCTACCGATGCTGTACGAGCAGCCGCCGAAGCACACCGATGAGCCCGGTGGAAAGCCGCTGGCAATGTAGTTGCGGCCACCGGAGTTGATGATGGGGCCGCTGGGCGATTTGAAGATGCCAGGGGACAGGTTGGAGCAGTCTTGCGGCTCGGGTGGCGGGTTGCAGGTCAGACCGTCAGCGGAGCCATGTTCACAGGTAACTGTTGTGGAAACCCACTGGCCATAGGCCCCGCGCGAGCCACCAGCAATTAAGTCACCAATACAGTTACCACCGCCGGTGCCTGAAAGAGCTGCAACATGCCTGTACTTGGCGCCGTCGGGCGCTTCGGAAAGAATCGCCATACAAGCCGCATCAGCGTTCTTTTGGCGGGAATAAACAAGGTCACCTTGTTTGCCGTAGTAGTAGGTAATTTTGGTGGCCGCACTGGACACCGCAGAGAAGGCCAGCAGGGCGGCGCAGAGTACGAAGTAAAAGGCTTGGCGCATGACGACCTCACCAGCGGGAGAAAACGGCGTAAGCGCAGGCACAGCCGATGCAGAAGAAAGCGAATTCCCACAGCGCTTGCATGACGACCTCGCAATGAGAAAGGCCGGCACTGGGCCGGCCTGGATGGGTGAGCGGCTTAGCCGCGGAGGAAGCCGAGGACGATGCGCGCGCCTTTGATACCGGCGTACACAGCCGCCAGCAGACCCGCCACAGCGAGAACGCCGACCGCAATGGTCGCGAAGTCGATACCGCTGGTGACGGCGCTGTAGTCCCAGCCGGCGGCGAAGGTCATGGTGGACAGGGCCGCGAAGGGCAGGGCGAGTGCCAGATCGCGGGAGACGCGTTTCAGTTGTTTCATGGTGATGCTCTCCAGAAGGTTCAGCCGCGCCGGATGAAGTCGAGAATGGCTTTGCAGCCGATCCCGATCAGAAGCACGGTGGTTACGAGGGAAAATCCGATCCCGAACACTTGGGCCAGCACGGCTGGGTCTAATTGGCTCGGGTCGAACTGTTCAGGCAGCTGGATCAGCACCCAACTGCCAGAACACAGGGGCGCCCCGCCTGCATCGACCGATACAGCACCGTCACAGGTGAGCGCGTAAGTCATTGCCAATGCCCGTCCCTTACTCAGCCAGGCTGGGGTCGCGGATGACCTCAGCCATGGCGATGCAGTCGGGGCAGATGACGAGGTCGGGCGCCTTGTTCAGATCGGGCAGCAGGTCGGGCTGGGGGGCGGACTGGTTATAGAGCTGGCCCATGGGCTGCCCACAGCAGTCACACAGCACGCGATCAACGATCAGCACGGCGGCGCCCTCCCGTTAGGCCTTGGCCGGGTCCGGCTGGGTGCCGGTCGGCTTGGGCTGTTGTTGGGTACCTTGCGGGGCGGCAGGCTTGGCGGCCTGGCCTTTCGGGTTCACCGCCTCGATATGCACAGCCAGGTTGTTACCTTTCTGTTTGCCAGCACGCGCCACTTCGAAGGTGATGCGGACCGTTTCGAGCGGGGCAAATTGGGCGCCAGAGGCGAACACCTCATCTGCAACGTCGGCAGGCACATCCATGCTCACAATGGACAGGCCGTTTTCGGTGATGCCGTCTGGCTCATCGCCGTAAAACACCTTGACGATTTTTACGTCGGTGCCGTTTTGGTTGAACGCCAGTTTCTGAGTGCCGAGAAATGCAACTTCCATAGTCGAACGTGCCATTTGTGTTTCCTCGCTTAGTTGCGCGTTATTGCGCGGTTTTGCCTTTCAGCAGGCCGAGCGATCCCGCACGGGCAAACTTTCGTTTTTGCCCGAGGGTGGCTCTCGACTTGCCGGGGTTTCAGTTGCCGCTTGTGCAGCCTGTTAGTTGGTTAACACCAAGGGCTTTGCCCTTGTCATCCCACTCTTGCCGCCGAGGGCTCGGGAGCGCGGGGCGGTGGAGCTGCCCCACACTCACGAGCGGAGGCTATTCAGGGAGGTGGGCGCTCAAGGGTTCGCTCTGCCCGTGCCTCCGTTTGACCGAACGGTGAAGCGTGTTCGGACAAGCCGGGGGCGCGGCCCTTGACCTGTTCAGCATCGGCGGCGTTGGCCGGATCGCTGGGGGCGCACTGGTGAACGACCTTGGTCATTGCCTGGTAGAAGTAGTCGTCTACCGATTCCATCACCTTGACGACTTGCAACGTCGAGAAGATCGAACCGACAGCAAACCCGATGCACAGATAGGGGAATGCGTGCCAGAGCAGGGCGACCAGATAGCGGCCGACGCGAAAAGAGACGGTCATGCGCTCACCCCACCAGTTCGAACGGTTCGCGCAGGGGCACGAAGGGCGTTGGTTTGCCGGTGTCGCTCACAACGAACCAGTACTTCGGCGGACGGGGCGACGGCTTGTGTTTCTCGCAGTACGAGGCAGGTGTCACACAGTTCCGCCCATCGACCATGCGCCATTGAGCGGGGCGGCAGTCGGTGCATCGTGTGGACGGGGAGGCGGCGGGCTTCGGCGGTTGCCAGTTTCGGTTTAACCAGCAGACAGAGCAGTCGCAATTGTCGGCGTGCGGGTGACGGCGAAAGGCGAACGTCTTGCCCTGCGGATTGCGGGCAAAGCAGCTCTGGCAGCCGCAGTCCTTCGGGTGCGATAGCAGGTACTGGCTGGGATTCATGGGCGGGCACCTGATTAGTCATCGCTGTAATCCCCCGCGCAGAAGATGGTTTTGCCTCGGTCGAGGTCGCGGCGGATGCGGTGCAGGTTGATGACGCGGTGACGTCCGATTTTCACGGTCGGCAGGGCGTGGCTTTCGATCCAGCCGCGCACCACGTCTTCGGTGATTTGCTCCATGCCCAGGAGCTGAGCCAGCACGTATTTCGTGCAGAACGGTGCGTCGCGGAGATCCGTTACGCGTTGGGCGTCTCCCGAAATCGAAAGCCCCACTACACCAGACTGTTCCATAGCTTTTGCCCTATACTCGTCCAAACGTTCGACTCAGATACTTGAGTCAAAATATTTGAACAAAGCATATGAATTGCTTTCTCAAAATTCAAACTATTTGATCAAAATACTTATACGAAATGGGCACAATAAACGAGCGCGTTAGAACGGTTGCATCTATGGCTGGCATGGATCGGCTGGTGAGGGAGACGCCGATAGGCTCGAACCGGTGGAGAACGGTGCTCTATAACAAGGACGTACGGATCAGCACGGATGAGATTGAAGCGCTAGGCGCTCTTTATCCTAGCTACCGATGGTGGATGGTCAGCGGTGAGATTGCTCCGGAAATCGGTCAGACAAGCCCCGAATTCGACGAAGCCAACAGAAACTTGACCAATCCAAACGCGGGATAGCGATCACACAGGAAGTAGCTAGACGCTGGTACGCCCGAAGAATCAGTGATTAGGACAGGTACTGAGCAAAAGGCAGATTGAAAGACCACTCACTGTGCGGCCAAAACTACTTATTCGGAAATTAAGGGCATTAGAAGTTCCTCCGCACCTTTAGAGCAGTAGATCGCGCCGGATGATGAAAGCTCTAGATGTTCTGTTTCTAGATTAAGGCGAAGAGACATAGTTAGGCGCTCTAGACGAGCCTTGCTAGTGTCGAACGCTTTATATAAATCTTGTAGTGCGTCTTTGCTTGATGTTACCTCAATTTTAGCGAGTGCTTCATTTTCAATCGGCACATTGCTTGCTATAACTTTCGAAACGGACAGGCGTGCTACTTTAGTATTGCTTGAAACTTCATCATATACTTTCTGTAGGTTAAAAGAGAGTTTCTTTAGTGATGCAGAGAACTTGAAAGCTGTAGACAGTAGAGTTGTAAAATTTTTAATGGAAGCTGGCGGTGCTGATATTTTTATCAGTGATAATCCGGGCTTTATAGGTGTGACAGAGAAATCAAAAAATATATACTTTGTGATTGGTAAGCTCTCTATGGCTCCAAACGGATCTTTTATAGATTCGAGCGATTCCTGGCGTTCAATGTAGCGGCCTCTAACGAATTCGTGCTTGATCTCCAATAGCTCAAAGCCAGGATTTATGTCTGTTGAGTAAATGTGTCTTTCCAAAGCTGATGCCACAGATTGTTGATGGCTGAGCAAAAGCCATTGCTGTTTAATCGGTTTCAT